AATCAGTATGCAAGTGATTGCGGTGCTGGTAAAAAAGACAACAAGGGTTTTCAACCGGGCAATACTTGTGGTGGTGATGGCGATGGTAAAAATACATCTGCTGACCAAGGCGGTGGGGATAAGTCTGCTAAAGATAGAGATGAACAAAGACAGAAAGAACGAGAGGATGAAATGGATGCGGCTATAGAAGCAGATTCGGATGAATTAGAAAAAGGTCGCAATGAACTGCAAGTAGAATTAGATGAACAGCGAGAGATGTACGAGGATAAGGGTTGGGATACCTCTTTCCTAGACGAACAGCAAGCAAGAATTGATAAGATGGACACAGGTTCGGGCGAAGGTGGTGGTGGTGAATATGTACCACTTGAATATGTACCACTTCAAGACCCCAACGCAGAACATCTACCCGGATTTACTCAAGCCCATGTAGATAGCGGAGTAAAAGATTTGAAAGAATATTTAGATAGACGAGATGAGGGTGATACATTTGAATCTGCCGAAGATGTGCAAGATTATATGACATCAATGTATGGAGTACCGGGAACAGAGGAATATAGTCCAGAACAAGCACAGATACTTTTTGAAGCATTGCCAGACGATTACAAAACAGAAGCAGGTGCGGGCGAAGGTGGGGAAACATCTGCCGAAATACTAGCACGATTGGAAGCAGACCCATACGGAACAGGTAGTAAGGAAACATTACCAGACGGCACAAAGGTATTAGGTGATGGTCAATATGAATTGCCTGATGGCGAAATAACCGATACCGTGGGTTTATATGAACACTTGGGACAACCGCTTTCTGCGGATATGAAAGAAATGCTAAGAGAGCAGAATATGCAAGCCGACACAGGTGCGGGCGAAGGTGGTGAGGACAAACTTGTAATGTTAGAAGATAGTTTGGGACAAACGCACAACATACAAACTTTATATGATGAATTAGATGGAACTTATGTTGCAGAGTTCAGGGGCGGTCCTCATGAAAGAATGGCAGACGGAAGCATGAGGCAACCGCTTGCGGGTACTGCTTCAGGTGCAACGCCAGAAGAAGCCGCCCAAAATGTATTAGACCAAATGGCGGGTTCTTATGGTGTGGGAGAAGCAGGTGCGGGCGATGGTTTGCCAAAAGAGGGTCAAGAATGGTTAGACCACCAATATCACGAAGATATGGATATGATTGGCGATATGGAGGCAGAAGGTGAGGTTTCAGCAGAAGAAGCAGCGGGTTTAAGAAACGATGCCAAGGATCGTATGGACGAAAGAGATGCCGAACAAGCCGAAACACCCACGGGCGAAGGTGATATACACGTTGCTGATTATACTGAAGCGATGGAGGTTGCTGACACGCCTAAAAACTTCGACAATGAAGTAGGAAATCTGGCACTATGGGCTACCGATGAACTTGGTGGCGAGTTTGATAGTAAACAGGATTTGCGAAACGAATTAGAAACCTATCTGCATTATGAACAAATTGACAATCCAGACGATGTTTTGACAGATGCTCACATTGACGCTGTTTGGGACAAACTACAAGGTGGAGGAGATTATCCACCAAGAGACCATCGGGATTCTCTAACTGACGAGTTTGGCGTACCTCACGATGTTTTAGACGCAATGGGAAGCGAAGAATACGAACAAGCCCACAACGAAAAAATCAATCGGTTTTTGATTGACGAGGTGTACAAATATCCAGATACCAATGCTTTTAACGAAGATATACAGCATAAAATAGACGAGTGGATGAGCGGGGAAATGAATTATGATGACCGAGAAACTTTTTTGGAAAACATAACCGAAGATGTAAATTGGGATACTGTAAAAAATAAATTAGGATACAAAACAGAAGCAGGTGCGGGCGAAGGTGTCAGCACTACTGGAAGCGGTTCACGGGACGAAGCGTTTAATCTTTACAAAGAAGATTATGGTGATGATGCTTCAGAAGAAGATTTTAATGAAGCATATCAAGGACACTGGGAAGTCGAAAAAGACAGTGAGGGCAGAGAGATACCAGTCGAGTGGGCTAAAGATTGGGTAGAACAAATTGGCGGTGTTTCCGAAGCCATATCTCAAGAGCAAATCCAATTTAATACCGACTATGACAAGTGGAACGCAGAACTAGATAATTATGGCGAAGGTTATGGGGCAGAGCAAAACCTAGATACCGGTAAATGGGAAGTTTACGACAGACAAGATGCGGATATGCCACCAACGGAATATGAATATCAGTTTGAAGCCGAAGATGCAGCCAAAGAAATGAACAATGATTTGCTTGATGAAATGATTGCTTCTGGCGGGAATCAACCAAGCGATGGTGAGAACTACGCAGAAAAGTATTTTGATTTTCATTCATGGGCAAGAGATTTAGTCATGGGTGGCGAAATATCAGTTGAAAATGGTCATGTATTCTGGAATCGTTAAATTGTGCCTGACATTAACTCCATACGCCAAGATTATCGTGAGGCGGTTGCAAGTGCCGTAGAGGGCAAAGACAACCTAGAGGCATGGGAACGTGTACGTCAATCACTGGCTAACGCTATATTCTGTGCGTGGCTAAATGCTGCGAATAAAACAAGCGATGGTATTCCAGAGGACGAACTGACAAAAATGTATTTTGACAAGTCGGACTGTGGTGCGGGAAATGAAGGTTCACAGGGTTTTCAGCCGGGGAATACCTGTGCAGGAGATGGTGGAGATTACACACCAAAATATACAGATGGCAGCAAGGCAAAAGATACATTGCTTGAGGCGTTTGATGACAAGGGTAGTAATTGGGATGATTTAACGGGCAAGGAGAAGAAAGAGGCACGATGGCTCGACCACCTTCGCAGGAAAGAAAGCGAAAACCCAGAAGAAATTAAACGGGAAAAAGAGGAAATTGCAAAGGCAGAGCAAGAAGCAGATGAATTGTATTGGAATAATCGAGCGTGGATAAAAGAACAAGGCACTGACAAAATAGCCAAAGATATAGGCAAGCGTTTCGAGGAACTAGGTTTTACGGTCAAGATTAGTGGTTATGAAGGCGATTCAAAGTACATTTCAGTTTTATCAGATGATGATGAGTTTATTGGCGATGTTCGAGTATCTGATCATCCTAGCCCCGTTGGTGGTGGATACAATGTTGCGAAAGGAACAGGACACGGTGAGGCACTGGTATCAATCGACCCCAAAAAGGGTATAGATGTTGATTCTGCGATAGAGAAGGTATTGAATGAAGCAGAAGAAACAGACCTTGTACCGAAACGGGAGCAAACATCCTCGCCAGAGTTCAAGTCATGGTTCGGTGATAGCAAAGTAGTAGATGAAAGCGGTGAGCCGTTGGTTGTGTATCATGGGACAAATCAAGATTTTGACGAGTTTGATACCCTGAAATTAGGTACTAATACAGGAAGTTATGGATTTCTTGGTCAAGGTTTATATTTTACAACCGAAGTAAGCGATGCAGAAAAATACGGTAGTTCTGTAATGCCTGTATATGTCAAATCAGAAAAACTATTACGACTAGATGACGATATTCATAAAGTTGCTGAATATCTACCAAACCTTCTTATGAAAGATGACAAAACCACCTTCAAAGAAGCAAGTGATGTTTCAAAAAAATTCCAAAGCGAAGCGGAAGTCAAGAAGTGGAAAAGTGGGGATTTTTGGGAGTTTTCATATACTTTTGACGGAAAAACTGAATATGGCGATTCAAGATTAAGTGATGCGCAAGTAGAAAATCCTAAGAATTTAATAACTTTTGCTACCAGAGATTATCTAGGAAAAAACGATATTCCCGATGTCGATAACATGGGTGCTTTAGGAAATTATTTTGATTCGTATTCTTTTACAAAAGCAATAATTGAAGGAGGGTTTGATGGTGTTAGAAGCGCAGGAACAAATTTTGGCGATATTGGTGATGAAATTATGGTTTTCAACCCAACCCAAATCAAATCAGCAACAGGAAACAAGGGTGACTTCGACCCTGATAATCCAAAGATAACACACAAACGCACCTACGCCAAAAAAGATGCGTTCGATGAGTTGTTTGAAATCTTTGATATTGAACCCGATTTTGAGGTTGGCGTAAATGTTGAGGCGTTAGACAATTTGGCTAACCGTGTACCGATGGTGCGAAGTGCAGTAGATAATATGGAATCAACCGCAATGTCGTTAGCCGAGGAAGTTGTAGCAGCCGAGAGAGCCGGCATATTACCGTATCTCGAATCAACCTCGAAGGGTATGCAATCGGCTCTTAAAAATGCTTTCTGGGTATCTGACGTTGACCACGAAACAGTTGTAAACATCCAACGATTACTTGCAGATGCAATTCGTGGAGTAATGCCAGACAAACCACTATCATTGCCAGATTTTATTAGCGAGGCAAAACTAGAGGGTGCAGCGAACCTAACGGATGCTCGACTAGAAACAATTTATCGAACAAACATAAATACTGCGGCAAATGAGGGCGTAATGGCGATAATGCGCGACCCTGTAGCCCAAGACCTATATCCGCTTGTAATGATTACCGAAATAGTTGATGACCGTTCCAGAGAACATCACGCAGCAATGGACGGATACGTTACAACTCCCGGTGAGATTGACCGTCTAAACCTAAGACCACCAAACGGTTACAACTGTCGCGGTTCTCTAATTAAGATGACATGGGACGAAGCCAGTGATCTAGGTTTGCTTGACGATGCCGGAAAACCCGATATGATTGCTTTACGTAGATACAACTCTCCAGAGCAAGAGGGCTTAATTGCATCGGGAACTTATCCAGACGAAGGATTTAAGCATAACAGGATTGGCAAATGAAATATAAAAACTTTTACACGTTGCGTGAAACCGCAGGATTGTTACAGGTTAGTGAAAATACGATATATCGCATGGCAAAGCGTGGCGACATCGAAGGAACCAAAGTTGGCTGGCAGTGGCGATTTTCCGAGGAGTCTATAAAAAATATTAAAAAAAACACACGCAAAAAGCACCAACATTAACCACGCTTAACCAAATGGGGAAATAACACAACACAAACCGCTACATACTTGGATAATCCTTGTATGGATACGCCAAAGCGTCAACCGAGCCACCGTATATCTGAGGATGGGGATAAAGTAACTATCCACGACCTAGAATTATTTGTTGGTCATATTGACGGTTTCGATGATGATGATGGAGACATCAAAGATTTAGACGAAAAGAAAATCTACGAAATCATTGAGAAAACGAAAAAACACATTTCAGCCGGCTCGAATCCAAAATTGGTACTTATGCACCAAGACGAAAATGGCAACTCACCAACCGAATCAATCGGTGACATCGTAAACATTCACTCAAAACCTATCAAAATTCATTGTTCTGAAGGTGATAATTATGAGGGAGCCGGTATTGTTGGTGATGTTGAAATGAATAAAGACGACTTCCAAAAGTATCTCGCATCGAATCGCTACCCTCGACGTTCGGCAGAGATTTGGGAGGACGGTCATTTGTCCGAGGTCGCACTATTGGGCAGGGAAACACCAGCCAGACCTATTCGAGACACTAAGTTTACACGCCAAGGAGCCAAGAAGGTTTTTCACAGACCCGCAACCTTCGAGATGGTATCACCGGGCGGTAGCAACACATACGTACCAAGCGGGACTGAACAAAAAGAGGAATATGATATGCCAGAAGCAGACCATATCTTAGAAGGCGAAGAACAAGTTTTAATGCGTAAACTTCGTGCTGAAAATGCAACACTCAACGATGAACTTACAAAACTCAAAGCGGAGTTAGCAGAATTAAAGCCAGATGAAGAAAAAGAAGAATACTCAGATGAAGAAATCGACAAAATGATGGATTCAGACGAGTATTGCTACGATTGCGATGATGATGAGAAAGACAAGTACAACGAAGAAGAAGATGAAGATTTGAAAAAAGAGTTTTCTAAACTTCGTAAAACCAAGAATGGCAATAAACTCGTCAATAAATATGCGAAAATGAAACGCCAACGCAACATCTACAAAAAACGTGCAACTGTCTTGGCAAATAATGTTCGTAAACAAAAGTTCAATCGCATACTCGATCAGATGATTTCACAAGGTTATCTAGGAGTCAAAAAGCATCGAGATATTATGTTGAAAGAACTTATGAACACGGGCGATACCGTAGGTAAAGTTCAATTCTGGAAATCAACAATGAAGAAAGTTCCATTGGGCAAAAAACTTCATACAAAAAATACTCGTCAACGCACTAAAGTTAATTTCAGTGGCGAACAACGAAAAATGGCATCTGATGCGGCGGTCGCTCGGATAGCAAACGAAGGTCTTGATGCAAAGTCATATCAAAAAGTGTATCAGCAAGAACTTCGCAAACTTTGATTGAGATAATTAAGAGGTAATATAATATGCTACAAATCTCACCAAATCTAGAAGCGGGTGGCACAATCGCACCAAACAGATTCGTTACTCTCAATACCAGTAATGATAATCAGGGCGACCAAGCAGGTGCTAACGCAACAGCAGTAGGAGTTACGAACAGTAGCACCCGTCAACATGATTCTGCAAACCACGCAGAAGATGGGGACGTAATCTCACTTCAACCCGGCTTCGTGCTAATGGTTGAAGCGGGTGGTACTATCACTCGTGGCGGTCGTGTTAAAAGTGATGCAAACGGTAAAGCCGTTGCAATCGCTACTTCAGGAACAACTAATCAAGAGTCGCTAGGACAAGCACTTGAATCAGCAGCATCGGGTGAAATTATCCGTATCTACTGGAACCCTCAAGTTATCCGTCCAGCCGTCTCATAACCTTAACTAGGAGATAGAACAATGGCAGAAGTAGGACCCGGTGCAGCAAGCACCTATGTACCAACATTCAGCGAAGCGACAGGGCTAGTTCAGGTTGAATACAGCCGAAACCCTGCATCATTCGCAGTAAATAGTTACGCTAAGTTAATCCCTGTATCAAAAGATACTGGATACTACTTACGTATTGATGAAGAAGAAAGTGCAAGAATTGGCTCGCTTTCAGATACAGTTTGGCAAGACGGTAACGATGCTCCAGAAGGCATCCAACAAGACCACGAGTTCAGTACATTCCGAACTCAACGCCACGCCCCAACCTTCGTCTTAGGACAAAAGGCAGCCGGCAATGCTGATTTTGAAATCGTAGCAAGTCATGCACGAATGGCAGCAAGTAAGGCGATGCGGATACGTTCGCTTCGTGCAGCAACCGAATTAACCACATCTGGTAACTGGGGAAGTGATAGCACCGATTCAGCAACAAATGTGGGCGGTGGACAATTCCAAGATGCAACATCCACTAATAATTACATCCAAAAATCCTTCAACGGTGTGTCAGAAGCAATTTTGGCTAATACCAACGAAGCAGTAACAGCCAGTGATATAGTTGCAGTAATGTCAGACGTTACCGCACACACGATCACTGAATCTGCGGAGTATCGCACATACTTCCAAGGAAGTCCGTTTGCAGCGAACTTTGTTCGTGGTGCGGGTGAGTTTAACGAGTTCTTGTTACTAAGTACCTTCTTTGGTGTTGGCGGTATTGTTGTTGACCCAACAGCCCGTGTAACAAACCGTAAGGGTGGAACAACAGCACGTACTCGTATCTTTGATGACGATGTGGTATTTGTTAGCCGTCCCGGTGGTCAAATGGGAACAGAGGGCGTTCCTGATTTTTCAACACTATCTATTTTCGCTTATGAAGATATGACAGTTGAAACTGAAGATGACACTTGGAACAGACGTGTTCGTGGTCGAGTTGTAGATGATTCAGCAGTAGTTCTTACTGCTCCCTTGTCCGGATACCTCCTCACGGACGTTTGGGATTAAGTAAGACGGGTTGAGTAAACCCAACCCCTTCGAGCAAGGGAGGGGCTTCCCCTCTCTTGCTCTTTTTATTTTAAGGACGTTTATTCATGGCACAAACCTCATACATTACAACAGCCGAACTTGTCGAATCATTTGATGACAGAATGGTTAAACAGTTGGTATCGTATGATGGAACGCCAGAAACCGACTTAACCACAAATGCTGCTGCATTAAATGCTATTGAAAAAGCAAGTGCGGAAGTAGAATCGTTTGCAATGCGGGGTGGATTGTACACGGCACAAAATCTAAGCGATTTGAAAGATGCGGATGATTGGTCGCTGAAATCATTAACTTCGACATTGACCATGAAACACTTGTTTCGTGGAAAAACTGGTAACATACCGCCAGATATGCAAGCGATGGTAGCCGAGGCAACACAGACACTTGAAGATTTGCGGGATGGCAAGAGGGTGTTTAATTTATCGACAACACACGGAGCCGGAAAAGCAAGTGTACACGTTATATCTTCAAATGTTCGCGGAAATCTAAATATGCCATCTGACTCAAAGTATTTTCCCACAAGGCAAACGAGGAAATTCTAATGTCTAGTTTGCGCATAAAAT